TTCCTACATTACCAGTAGCAATGTTACCAATAATTTTACCAAAGCCTTCAGCAAAACCTAGTGAAGCTTGTTCTAGTATTTCCCTAGATCGGTTTTTAAAAAAGGCTAAGTTTTCATTTATCTTAGTCGTTTCTTCATCTATTATATCACCATCTGCTCTAAGTTGATCGCCTATCCCAGTAGACATTAATCCACCAGACTGTAATGTGCCTACAGATTGTATTTGAGGTCGTCCACCTTGGCCTGTCGGAGTTGGGTTACTAATTAATGTATCGTTAAGATTAATTATTTTTAAAAGTTCCTCAGCTTGCGCCTCTAGTTCTTTAGTTCCGTTGGCAGTTTCTAGAGCTAGTAATTTTTCTGCCAGAGCGAGTTGTGCTTTTTGTGCTGCAGCTGCTTGTGCATTATCAGCTACACCATTAAAAGATGCTGCTTGTGCATCTGTCACTGCTTTTCTTCTTGCTGATAATTCCAGTTCCTTTTCTATAATTTTTGCCTGGATCTCCTGCAGCTTTTCTTGTGCTGCTTTTGCCTTTGCAGTTTTTAGTAAGGCTTCATTATATTTATTTACAGCAGTAGTCGCTTCATCTGTATTTATAGTCTCGAGCTTTAGATTCCCCAAATATTTTGGAGAGATTCTATTGAGCTCTTGTATAGCTTTTATCCTTTGTTGCTTACTTACATTTTCATCACGAGCTGTAAATAAAAGCTCTTCGACTTTTGCCTTTTCTTTAGCGATGGCATCTGTAGCTCTATTAGTAACCTCTGTAAGTTGATCTTGACTTTCAACTACTTTTTCAGTTTCTTTATTAAATAAATAAAATGCGGATACAGCAACGCCAATTCCTGCAGCAATTAGTCCAAAAGGTGTGGCCAACATTGCCACTTTTAAAATTCCAAAGGCAGTAATTAATCCGGGAATAACTGTAGTCATTAGGAATCCTAAGCCTGTAAGTAATGGTCCTAGTGCAGCAACTAGACCTATAACGACCAAGGCGTTGTTTTTTATAGTAGGATCTAGATCGTTAAAAGCTGTGACCAATCTAGATACAAATTCCATGATTCTAGTAACGATAGGTTGCAAAGTTTTAGCTAGATCTGCTATAGCTAACTGGAAGGCTAACTGCGATTTTCTGGCTTCAGTTACATCTTTGTTATTTTCCCTGTATTTTTTATTAACTTCTTCTAAGCCAGTACTGGCTAATTTGTTTAAAATAAAGTTTTGTTCTTCACCTAGTTTGGTAGCCTCTGCTAGACCAGCATTAAAATCATCTAGGTTTATTCCAGACCTTTCTAAAAGTTCTGAAAATGGACCAATAGCTTTACCAGTGGCTAAAGTTTCTTGCAGTCCATCTGCAATACCTTCAAACTTTAAAGTATCAGAAAACTTAACGGCAGCACCAGAAATATTATCTAAAGCCCTGGTAAGATTTTCGCCTTTAAATCCAGCAGCTAGTAAGTTGGATAAACCTTCAACAGAAGAATCTGTTTCACCAGTGATGGCTTGTACTTCTTTGAGCTGATCGCGAATAAAATTAAGACCTTCGCCAGCCAATAAAGCGTTGGTTTCCAATCTACCAAGATCGGATCTTAGCTCTTCAGTACCTTTAGTCACTAATGCAAGTCCAGCAACTACAGGAGCAGTAAAATTCATGCTCATGCTACTGCCTATACTAGATAGGCGTTTGCCGACTTTCTTCATCCTTCTATCGACATTCTGCATCTGGGAAGAAAACTGCTTAAGGTCCGCTTTAAATCTTATCGATATGTTGGCTAAACTACTCATGAAGTGACTTTGTGAATAGCTTCAAAAATAGAAGTGAATTCGTCTGCTGGACTCCAACATTGTTTCCTTTATCCCACAAAAAAACCTCTGAGCTATTCAGAGGTTTTTTAATTTAAGTAGGAAAAATTTAAGCTTGTTCTGCCCTGGACCTCAAGTCTTCGATTCTTTCTGCATCAGTTTCAAAATCATCTAGCAAATCTTTACAAAAAACATTGATGTCATTTTCTTGTTTAGAACTTATCATTGTTTTAATAGATTCAATTGAGTAGTTTTTTTTGCTATAGTTTTCAGTGCATTCATGCATAAACAAATAAACCCTTTCTTGCATAAGGTTCAAGTCGAGAACTTCGGCACATATTTGATCTAGCAATTGTTCCTTATCCATTTCGGAATATTCTTTTACCAATTCTGGATAGTTTTCTTTAAGCTTGTCGACGTTTTTCATTTCAAATTTAGATTTTGCAAAATCAATTGTTGAATCACTTTCAATGGGTATTTCAGATACATTTTCAAAACTGAAACTATCAGTTTCTACAAATACACTTGCTGGCATTGATGCACTCAATAAAAGAGTAAGCATTGTTAACAATAAATAAATAGATTTCATGACTTAATTTATTAAGGTTTATATTAAAACCATAAAACTATAGCTATACATTTATGATTGACTCCAACATTGTTTCCTTTATGCTACAAAAAAACCTCTGAACGATTCAGAGGTTTTTCCGAACTATGAAAAAAACAACAAACTAGATTTTAGAATTCTTACTTTTCTTTGCCTCATCTATCTTAGACCACAATTCTTTAGGATCTATTTTTTTGAGACTTTTTAATTTTGAATTATCCCAGGCTAAAGGATAGAGATCATGCATAGATTTCTTTTTATGCTTCTTATCTAAGTGCGGAGAAAGAACAGTGACTATAAGTTCCCGGTGCATTTCCCATCGCTCCTTAAATAGATTTTCCTCATAACGCTCAAAGCCTTTTATTTTATTCTTAAAGGCTCTAGGAGTAGTCTGGTAGAAATCATCCTCACGCATTTGTAAGATACCAAAGGCAATTTCTTCCAGTTCATCCCATGTTATTTCTTTGCTTTCGGTTTCGGTTTTGGAGCTTTCTTCTGGCTCACCTTTTTTTTTCCGTTTTCTGCGCCTGGAATGCTTTTCATGAAAGCATCGACCACCGTTTGCAATTTACCAGAATCCTGAAAGACTAAATCATTTAAGATGTCATCTGTATTCAAAGACTCGCCACCAGCATTTATAACTCCAGCATTTACAAGATCTCCTATTTTTTCCAAGGCATCAAATTTGGGATCTGCACTTATATTGCTAAAGGTTTTTTCAAATACCTTAATCACACCTTGGATTCCTTCTTGTTCCCAAAGCACACCAAGATGTCTAAAAGCCCCATAACCAAACTTTATAGGGTGAGATACACCCTCTATCGTGATTGATTTCATAAGCTTATATATTTGGAAGATCTACTTTCTCTAATTTCTTAGATCCAGAAAAGGATATAGAAGCTGTACCATCTTCTTCTACTGCTAGATTAAGTTCTAAACTTTCGATAATACATTCACCTTTAAACATAAAAGATGCATCACCTTCTGAGGGAACAAATTCAATAGGGATAGCAGTATCAGTATCGTCATTGTAAAGATCGAACAAGGCTCCAAAATCGTGAGCATCTTCACCATCCGAAAGATAAACCGCCAATGCTGATGCAGAACCGCTGAAAGACTTCTGGCCTTTAGCCCTTTCTACACCATCTGTGTCTTTTGTAGATCGCTCTCTGATTTCTCTTGTAAGAGTTACGCTACATTCTGTAGAATGATATACTGTTTTGTCATCTAAGGTCATCCTTAGGTTACCATTCATTACTTTTTCTCCAGCCATAATTTCTAAGATTTAAAATTTAAATTCATAATTAATTGTGCAAAGACCTTCACGGCCATCGCTATAGTTGTAACCTGTTTCGTTCCCTTTGAACTTCCAGTTGTAACTTGATTCTTTTATAGCAGTTTCAATAGCATCTGCTATTGAACCACCTTGGTTAAGAGAGTTGGCAAATACAAACATCTCTACTGCATACTGTGCAATTCCATCTTTTGTAAGAGTTCCAGTATTGCTGAGTTTAAAATTGACAAATGGAAGTTCTTTTTCTTCTGTAGCTAGATCCCAGAATACATTGGTTTCTATCACATCCTTAATTGCTTGCAAACTCATCACTTCATTCACATGTTTTGCTGCTTCAATAATCATTTGCTTAGTTTATTAATTTGCCTTTGTACCAGTCTTTGCATTTCCTTTTTATACTTGGCAGTAACTATAGAACTTCTACTTGACCAAACTTTGTCTTTAGCCTTATCGACTACAGTGTTTATTCCTACTCTAGATCCAAGCTTATTAGACCCTATCTTAGTTCCTTTGTCTACAACCATATGCCTGTACCAACCCTGTTTATTGCCTTTTATGGACGGACGAACCACTACTTGTGGATTACCACCTACTTTGCGAGCTGGTACTGTTTCAATTGCCACAGAATCTCTCAAAGTACCAGCTGGGTAGATAGTTTCAAAGCGTTTTACATCCCTGCTACTTTTTGGCAACTCATTAGAATAAGCTGGTACAAAAGGTTTTGCTAGTTTCCTTTGTATCTTAAGCACTTCGCGCCTGGTCATTTTATCGTCTAGCTTTTTAAGCTTTTTTATAAGCTCTGCAAATCCTTCTACATCAATGTCCACGTCTTGTGCATTTAAGTTTAAGAAATCTATTTTTTTGTTGGCCAGATAATTCTATGGAGTTGATCTGGTAGATCCCATCAAAGTCCTTAACGAAATACTTTTGTCCATTCACAAATAGATCTGAGCTAAATCTTACAATGAAGGCCACCACTCCAATTCCAATGACTCTACCATCGTCATCATCTTCACTTCCTGTAAAATCTTCACGCTTTGCATACACCACCTCTTTCACCAACTCATCTTCTTGAGTGGATTCTCCGGTGTCGGTTTTGGTCGCTGTATTTTTGAATAGAGATACTTTTCTATTTAATTGTCCAGCGTGTATGTATGCAGATTTATTCATCAAAATGTTTTTCTGTAAGGTCGCAATACGTTGTGCGCTGCCTGGTTAAATTTAATTGGCATATTTTCCCTGTAGGTGTCGTTGTGAGCGAATAGCAAAAGACAAGCTCTCTTTATGTCCGCAGGAATGTCCGCAACACTATAACCAAGATCTGCAGTGATAAAGATTCTATAGCCAAAATCTGAAGGGATATCCATGTCTAAGTAGAGGATCTTACTTTCGTAATTCCAATTATTATCTTGGATATCTTTCAGAGTACCATTTTCATCTTCATACTTAAGAGCTGTGATGCCATCTTCTATAATGGGAAATTTAAGTTGAAATCTATCGAACCAACCTTCAACTTTTACGGTAGATCCCTGTCGTTTTAGCACAGGATATTCCAGATAGTTTTCTATCTCGGTAGTGGCTGAATCTATAAATAATTGTAACAATGAATCTTCATCATCAAAATCTATTTTAGAATTCGCTTTTGCCTGGGCAAGAGTGACTATACTTTCTGTTGCTTCTGGAGCACCGTATGTAAGACTGAAAGTGTTCATAAATTATTTAACTATTTCGCCATCTTTGTTTTTCACTAACTCGTCAGCCTGTTTTTCTTTTAAGACAACAGTCATCCCTTTATGTTGTGGAAGACCGTATTTTCCAGCTGCATTGTGACAAAGGATCTTCACCTTTACATCCTTTTGCTTTTCTGGCTTTTTAGATTTTGCTTTCTTAGCTTTAGACTTTTCTTGATCTGCAGCTTTTTTGGCCTCACCAGTAGATTGCTCCACCTTTTCTGTGCTTTTATTTTCTTCAGACATAATTTTTAAATTTTTAATATTATATCACTCTGAGCCTGAAAGACCCAGAGCAACACAATAAATGATTATATGGTGATAAATTTGTTGGCAGAGAATGCATTTTCCTGAGCTATCTCTACACCTGCGTGAGAGTTAATTACCAATCTAATGGCATTACTCAAAGAAGCAGAATAAGGATCTTCCAATAAAGACACTGCGCCCCATTCTCCAATAAACAATTTACTAAAGTCTCCGTAAATTAAGGCCTCGTTATCTGTAAGTGTAGGCACAAGAGAAGTTGCAGCGGCATTACTACCATTTAACTCATTTCTAGTTTCCATAACGAATCGACCAGAACCAGCATCTTTCTTGGTACTCATGAAAGCAGCTCTAAGCTGGGGAGACATTAGGTAAGCTCTAGAAAGTTCAGTTGCATCTTCTGCATCTATTAAGCCCATAAGCTCAGTGACATGCTCCCATTTTGCAGCTTCCGCTGATGTTACAGAAGAAAGGACTGTTCCAGCCTTGTTCAAAATTCCTTCTGGCTCGTTGCCAGATCCAGCTCCGTTGATTGCTGCAGCATTTAGAGAAGTCTCATAAGCTCGCAAAATCATTTGTCTTACAAGGCTTTCTACATCTGGACTAGACTGTAGAATAAGTCTTCTAGAAACATCTACTGCGCCACCCAAACGTTCTGGAGAAAGTTCTGGGCCAGTAAAGTTCTTATCTTGTGGAGTAATAGCAGCATTTTCTGCTAACCATTGCATGGTGTACTTTTGTCCAACAGGAAGGGGAATAGATCCTCCAGTTAAACCGCTTAATCTTGTAGCTCCAAGAGACTCCAAGAAAGTTGCTGGTTGAAAAGGCATTTGCACTCTTGGAGTTTGATCTACAACCAATTGACCTCCCTTTTCACCACTATCACCGGTGACAGATTGAGCCCGTAAAGCAGACATAGGGATGGTAAATCTTGCATTATCTGGAGTTTCTACTCCTGCAGCTCTATTGGCCTCGATTCCAATTTCATTAAGTTCTTTTTCTGCACCTTCCAAAATGCCTTTACTTCTAAAAGCTTTGGTAATGGATGCACGCTCCGTGATTTCACGCTTTTCAGCTTCTTCACCTTTTGGTTTAGCACCACTTTTGCGCTCACCTTTTTGGGCTGCAGCTCTTTTTTCGAAGTCTTCAATTTGTCTCTCTTCTGCAATGTCAGCATCTAGTGCCTCGATTTCAGTTTGGAGAGTTGCAAATTGGGTTCTTTGTTCATCGGTGAATTTTCCATCACCTTCTTTTCTGGCCTTGACCAGATCTTCTTGAGCTTTAGTTTTTGAAGCTCTCTCTTGTTGTAACTGTGCAATTTTAAGCATGGGTATTATTTTTATTGATTAATAATTGAGCTTCAAAAACATCAAATTCTGAAGTTCTTTTTTCTTCATCTGTATCATCCTCGGCAGAGTCTGCAGATGTATCTGGTGTAAATTCTTTTCGAATCTCATTTAGGTCATTTGTATTTCTAGCCAATGCATCTGGATTGGAGTTAAGAGAAACAATAGACCACTCGACTAGCCTCTGCTGTGTAAAATACAAAACATCGGGATCTTCATTAAGATCTTCTAGTCCATATCTACCGTCTAATATTTCGGCCATTATAGAGGCTCCACGAATTATTCCATTCTTAACCTTGTTAAAAATCTTCTCTGCTAGAGGATTGTTTTCTGCAGCTTCAAATTTTGCGCGACCTATAACTAAACCATCTTCTATAAAAACTACTGAAGTTCCAATTACACTATCAGCATCGGTGTGATTATGGTTAAAACATACAATAGGATTTGTTTCGTAGCGATCAAGCAGCCATCCATTACTTTTAAAAACAGTATCATAAGTATCTACAGCTTCACTAGAAATTACAAAGTCAATAGTTCTTTCTGCTTCGTTTATACTGTCTGCACGCACTTGTGCATTTCTTACTTGTATTTTATCCTTTGCTTTCATCAGCTAATAGTTTTTTCATTTGTTCTTCGTTAAGAAGATTAGACATTTGTAAAAATTGATCACCATCTGGATATGGGTTTAGACTTTCTAAAACTCTAATTTCGTTGGGAGTCATAGCCTTAAGGAATACCATAGACTTGTAATATTCTGCTCTGGACTTAGGATCTACCTGTAGTAGTATTTTAAAGTTTTGATCTATCGCTATCGAATTAGCTTTTTCAGGATCTGTGAAAAGCTTAAATTCGATTTCTTCTTTTATCTTTTGGGCTAAAGGTTTTACAGCAGACTGCAAATAATCCTGTTCCATTTGCACCATAGAGTTATAACCACCTTCACCCTTTATTCTTAATTTGTGATTCGGTATGTGTAACCACCTGGCGATATCTTCTGTACCACTGGCGTAGGTTTCAATAAATTTTGATTCTTCAGGATTAAGACCTATGCTTTTATATTTCATCCCTTCATCCAGTACGGCTGCTCTATGCTTATTCATAGATGTAAGCCTTTTTTCGAAGGCTGTACCTAAAGCGTCTTTTGCAGTACTGTCTATTTTTTTGTCAGATTCAATTACACCATAGCTTAGGCCTTGATCTTCTAGAGACATAGAGCCAAATTTTTGTGCATTTAATGTAACACCAAGGTTATCTGCTGCAAATTCTAAAACAGATTTTCCAAGCTTTCCATCAAATGAAAAACCCGAAACGTGAAAGACTTCGTAAGCACTGTACATCTCACTTTTGTATTGATAAAATAATTTACCTTCATGATCTATAACCGTGACTAGACTGGAATCCCAAAAGTCTAAGGATATTTTGTTTCCAGATTCATCGGTTACGATACCAGCAAAGTAATTACCCCTCAATAAAACAGTGAGAGCGATTAAATGCTTAAAGCCAAAAGGCGACTGGTGATGATTGGGTCTATTGTTAATTAACTTATTGACCGGATGGTCCTTAAGATAAGTAA